TTGAATACGAGCCACGAGAGCATCCCAAAGCATTGTGTTGGTATAGGTGAACGGTAATCCAGTAGGCCAAAAAGACCTCTCTCTCCACCTGAATGATAAGGCCACTTTTAGGTTATATACACCAGCCGTCTCCTGATTAACTCTCCAAGAGTAACTCCCTGAAGTACCCGAGGCCCATCCCGTAGAGAATCCGCTGGAGGGTTGAGGATAAGGTGTTGGATTGACCCAGTAATTTCCGAAGCTCGTGAATGTTCCGTTGTCGAAGTTCCCTCCCGTTGAATCATTAGCAAAGCATATCAACGCGAATGCGTAGGGGCTATTATGAGTCAGTCGAGAGTCATTCCCTACGCTGAATGCTGGATTCGAACCCTGAGCCGCAGTTGATAGTGATTGATTTGTTACGGATGCCCTGAAGAGCCGCTGGTCATCGTTCGTGCTCTTAGATGAAACGGGAATAATCAACCTTTTGAAGAAGGCTGAGTCAAAGAATGAACTGGTATAAGTGAACCCAGCGAAAGCGAAAATCCTATCAATTACATCCTTCAAATATAGAGCTGGCTTGAGGTCGGTTACATAGTAAGCTCGAAGAGTCTCTCCAGTTCCATAATCGTACTTGAGTTGCTTTCCATAGTCAATCATGGGGTAGACATATCCCTGACCGTATGGAGCAGTCCAGCTTGCAGTCTGATTCGCTTGAGTATAATAGTGGTCAAGATCTGAGAAGTCAATGAATGGAGTTGGTGATGTAGTTGTGAACACACCATCCTGATCGACCTCAATTGGTTCTTTACCGTTCAGCATCTTCTCTCCGAGAACTCCGAATATATCCACCAGCTTCCCTACGAAAACTACCTCATAAACCATGTCGGTGTTCACTCGGCTAATCCTCCGAAGCTGAAGACTTCCCTTCATAACTGGAATGCCATCAGATATTACTATGGCTTCAGCCTTTTTGTTGGGGTTGAAGTTTACCTCAATATTGACCTCAGTAGAGTCATAAGAGTTGCTGATGTTCACTTCATAGATCTGGCCGAGCAGAGCATCGTTGTTAGCCGTACTCGGACACTTGATAGTCTTTGAGTATTCGGTAGTCCTCTTATCGGGATGCCTAATGTCTGCTATGGAATAGTTGAATGAGAAGTTGAGCTTCTCAAATACATCCAGCCTCTTGCCCTCAATATATACCTCAGCCACGTTGCCTATGATTCAGGAGTGAATACTCAAGGTCGAACGAGTACTGAATGAGCTTGTCATTGAGCGTAGTTTGCTTCACGATTGACCGCGCATCGACATTAACCGCATAGAGCTCATTAGAACGCTCTTCGTAGATAGATGGACTACTGAATAGAGATTCCATCCAAACGCTTTCAGAATCGCTTAGATAGCCCGTAGACACCTTAATTCGTTTGGAGAGTTGGATGTCATACTCCGTTCTGCCTCTGCTCATCTTGTCATATTCCCAACTCGTTCCCGTCCATGAGTGATGCTCTTGGCGGTAGTTCTTCCGCTTGGCAGTAGAGCTTTCAATGCTCTTCTGAATGAAGTTCATGCAGTCGTATCCTCCCAACATATTCAACCAATGTAATCTCACCCCGTCATACTTGGAGCACTCTTGGTCGATATTGAATCCCACTTGCTCGCTGATCGGGAAGCTCGAGTCCCAGATCCGGATAACATAACTCTTCACCCCGTTGAGTATCGTGGTCGGATTACCGCTTGAGTAGAGTGACGGGTCTGTTCTTGGTATGTCATACGTTCCACATGGAACTCTGAAGTATCGGTTCTTGTATGACGAGCTGAGCGTTGAAGCGTTAGGATTGCTAACGAAAATATTCGAGAGCTGAGAGCCCTGACCGTCATAGTCATCGTAGGTAGTGAGGTAGTATCCTTTTGGAGCATTGTTCTCAGTTCCTATCCCGTAGAGGAACGCAGTCTGATTTGACTTGATTTCTCGGAAGTCTGAACCAGTTGGCCCATTGGTTAGGAACTTGTGCGAACCAGCCCCCGTGTCCATGAGGTAATCAGCAGGATCAAAGTCATTCCAAGCATCAAGATCTTGAACACCATTCCAAACGCTCTTGGGCTCAAAGATGTACCAGTTCTGAAGGGTCTGATATACACCCAACGAATCCACATCTTGCTCCTTGACGATCACACGATATTCTGCATGGCTATTCAGGTTTGCGTAGAACGCATCATGCGAGGCTGGTGCTATCTCGATATCCGAACCAATCAAGCTCTGAAGTATCCGAGACAAGTCTACATAAGCTCTGTCAGGAGTGATGGTCTGATTAGGGGCTGCTATTGGATATACTAAGAGAGTAGCATAACTCTGCAACCCATCGGGCGAAGTGACAAGAACTTGAAAGCGTTTGGTTGAAGTAGCCTGCCCCGTCTTCCACACGTACACGTTGTCGTTGTAGGCCAGCTGATAAGTGGTTGGCTGGGAGTATGGTTGAATAGCCATTAATTAGAGTTGATGAATGTTATTATTTCGTCAAGCTTGATAGAGGCTTGCTCAAGAGCAGCATCCGCTACATCCTTGAACATGATGTCATCAAGGGTCTTCCGAGCTTCGCTTACGAATGGTCTTGCCTCGTAACCTCTCGCGTGAATCTTCGATGTGATGAGCTGAGCTACGCTCTCAATCTTCTCCTTGTCCCATTCGTCATCAGATCCGCCCTCATATTTCCCTCTTCCTCCTGATGTTAGCTTCTGCTGGATATTGGGGAGTCTGAGCCACTCCTCAATCTTCGGTTTTAATTTGCCGGGTTTTGACCCTTTCTTAGAAGGCCTTCTTCCGTAGTTGATATACTCCCAATACTCGAGAGCTTCAATCTTCATCACATAAGTGCCTCCGAACATCTGAACCCGAGGCTGACCCACCTTGAAGCTCGTCAATAAAGCACCCGTTCCAGCAATGTCATACTTCTTGATTCCCTTGCCTATCTCAGAGATGTACTTCCTCTGATACTTTCTAAGAATGTCTTTCAGCTTATCCTCTGCCATTAGCTTGCTTCATCAGTTGGTACTCGTGGGCTTGCTTGGCCTTTTGAAAAGAGATAAGATTGAGGAACTCTCGGAGTTCAAGCTTGAAGAAAAAATCCCATTTCGTAGCATCGTTATTACTGAGGGAATTGACGGTAGCCAACCAGCCGTATTTGGCTTGATACGTTTCAACTCTCGAATCATGGTCTTCTCCGCCTTCTTCACTTCCTTCACCGAAGATGCCAACGTACGTTCTACGAACTTCTTCCAACTGTCTAAAAAAAAAGCAGATAACGGGTGAATGATGTCAATTGAACAGTTAAGCATCTCCTTGGAAATCCATTCGTGATTATTCGGATCATATTCTCCTTTCTTCCAGCCGTACCATTTGCGCTCATAAGGAATCACGAAAACGGCCATGATCTGGTGCATATTGTCAACCACTTTCTCGGGGTCTCTCAGGAGATGTTGAAGCGTTATATACTGCCCACCATTGAGCTTATAGACATCGCTCAGGATTCTATACTTATATCCGTTCAATTTGAACGTTCTCCTGAGCTTATTCTCGATTGGTTGGGATATGAAATTCAGAGCCTTCATAACCTCCGTATAGCTCCTCAGAGAGAGCTTCTGAACATCCATGATGTCAATGCCCGAAAGGACAGAGATAATCTCAGCGTTCTTCTGATACACATCAGCCTCCTCGTCTTTTAGCAATGCTTGGATTGCTTGGAATTGCTTGAGAGTTACTTGACTCCAGTTAGATGGCAGTTCGATCTTCATTTTATATAAATAGATTAATCTCGATTTTGTAGCTTATACCTAACCCATTCAATGGCGGTTTTCAGACCAACTCCTCCGAGCATTATGGTGAATACATTTGGATGCCAATGCTCACCACATAATCCCAAGATATGTCTAAGCATCTCAATCAACGAATTGCGTACTTCCCAGCGTTCACGTTCAGCTTCTCCATAGCCACGTAGCGCAGGGCATCGAGCGCATGGTTATTCGCATCCTCGGGAGTATTGATTGCCTCGTTCGTTCGGTGATCTCTCTTCCATGAATAAGCCTTCAGCTCTCGAATGGTATTCGTGCTATCAGCGTGAACCATGATCTTCACCGACTTGAGCTTATCTATCCCAGCACGAACCGAGTCAGTTCCCTTCTTCACCCCTCTGATCCTGAACCCGTGTCTCCTGAGCTCCTCGATGCTCTTGGGTTCAGCAGAGTCTGCTACTATCTCATCGCTCCTCTGAAGGCCGCATTTTGCCGCTATGTCAGAATTGGTTAATCCCGTCTCGTATATCAGCTCCCTAACCCATAACATCCCCCCGTTATAGATCACCTCAACGAGAGCCGTAGGGTCATGCGTGAAGCCCCAATCAAGTCCCCAACATCTCCATTTTCCACCAGTAGGCCAATCGGTCGTCTCAGACCAATTCGTGTAGATAGCTCCCTCTCGTCTTGATCTCTGCCCCAATCCATAGACCTTCCACTTGTATGAGTCAGCAGTTCCAAGATGAACATTTGAGGGAGTAGGTTCGTAGCTGAGAATCTTCTCTCTGATGTGATCCGGTAAGTATGGATTATCAAG